GCCCGGCGGTCGAGATCTTAAAAAACTACGGCTTGGGTCCGGGGGATCTGGCGGTCAAAGCGCAGAATGAGTTGTTTGCCAGCGCCTACCGCGAGGCGCAGCGCCTTTGGAAATCGGACATGAACATCCAGCAACGCATACGCCTCAAGGCGGCGTTCTTGCTGGAAGATTCATTGCCTCGGTTGTTCGCCATCGTCACCGACAAAAATGTCCCGGTCAATGCCAAGTTAAGTGCCATCGAGCAACTGCAAAAAATCGCCATCGTGAACAACGATCCTAAGAAAGGCGACTCCAGCGAGAAGCACAACATCATCATCAACATTGGCCCTGCCCAACCCCTCAACATCGTCGCCGAGGTACCCCATGGATCAGCCACCCCCTTTGTCGGATAGTGTTCCTGCTGAGCAGCGCGAGTCCCCGAAGGCGAGTGCCAACGAGTCCTCGGCAAACAGAGAGTTTCCGAACGGCCCGTGTGTGCCTGGGAATGTCTACGTTATGGACACGATATTTGGGCATCGGATCTGTATCATGTCCGAAGAAACTTGGACGAACTTTGGAAGCACCTTGGAAGCCATGCGCCAAATGCTGGCCAAGCAGGATAATCGGATCAGGGAACTCTTGGCCGAGAACGCGGTGTCCAAGTTGGCGACCAGCGACGCACAAACAAGACTTGAAAACATTCGCTTCAGTCGGCGCGAAGAAATCCGCGAACGCATCGAGGGGCAGATCGAGGAACTGATTATGCCAGGGGACTCAAAATTTAAGATGCCGAATAATCGCAAGAATTAAGTGTCGGATCTAAATTACACCGCGCCCCCTACCCTTGCGCGGTTCATGCAGTCGAACAAGCGCATTCGAATAATAAGGGGTCCGGTCGGCTCTGGTAAATCATCGGGGATGGTGATCGAGCTATTACGCCGCGCAGTCCAGCAAGAACCGGACCCGGTGGATAAAGTCCGCCGTACGCGCTTCGTGATTGTGCGCAATACGATGCCGCAGTTGAAAACCACCAGTATGAAAACCATCAGCGAACTGCTTCGCGGGGTGGCTTCTTATCGGGCGCAGGATCATAGCTTCGAAATCAAGTTTGGCGATATCGAATCGGAGTGGATATGTACCCCGCTCGACACGGCCGAAAACGTACAACGTTTGCTCTCTTTGGATCTGACGGCGGGTTGGCTAAGCGAGATCCGCGAGTTGCCCGTACAGATTCTGCTGGATGTGTTATCCCGTTGCGGCCGATACCCATCTATGCGCAACGGTGGCCCAACTTGGTACGGAGTTATAGGGGAGACCAACTCGTTCAGCGAAGACTCGCCGTGGAACCAAGTTTTAGAAGAACGTGACTTATTGGGTAAACCGTTACCCGCGACGTGGGATTATTTCGTACAACCGGGAGCGCGGGATGTCTACGCCGAAAACCGTGAGCACTTGGTCCCTGGTTATTACGAAGATCTGATAGAGAGTAATTCCAAAGAGTGGGTGGGACAGTACATCGACAACCTCATCACGCCTTCTCTTTCGGGAGAAGCTGTGTATAGAGCGAGTTTCAGAACAGACTTTCATGTCGCCAAACAAGCGCTTATCCCCATTCCGGGGACCATGCTGATTCTGGGGATGGATTTTGGGCGCAATCCGGCGTGTGTGATAACCCAGATGGACCCCCGTGGACGACTCGTCGTGTTGGATGAACTCATAGAATCCGGGATGGGGTGCGAGCAATTCATCACGACGAGGCTGCGGCCTTTGTTGTCGCAGCCTAAATATAATCGGCTTCCCGCCGGCGTGGTCGGTGATCCTTCGGGGGTATCCCGTGGTCAAATCGGCGAAGAATCGGTGTTCGGCATGATGAAGCGCTTGGGGTTATCTTCACAGCCAGCGCAGACTAACAGTATCGAACCGCGCCTGCGGTCGGTCGAGAAATGGCTACTCGGGCAGCGTGACGGCGGTGCGGCTTTGTTGATTGATCCAGGGTGCAAAACCCTGATCTTGGGGTTTCAGTCTCGGTATCGCTATGCGCGCAATAAAGGAGGCATTTTGCAGGCTGTTCCTGAGAAGCTGCACCCCTGGTCGGACATTCATGATGCGATGCAATATGCCGCCTTGGGGATGTCGGGTACCGTTCTAGGCAGGCTCATTAAGGTGCGCCGTCCCGAAGAGCCAAGAATTTCTAGCAAAGCGTGGACTTAAAGCACACACTGGAGCATTCATCCACTCTTGGGGGTTGCCTGCCATGACTTTTGTAGCCAAAACTAAGTTGCACATTTCCGTGGCTTTTGGGCCTGCGGTTCCGAGTGCCACTCCCGCCGCCTATCGCAATTCCTCCGTGGTCGTGACCGATCATACGGGTAAGCCGCAGCCGCCGGTGTATATCACCCCGGACCATGCCGAGCTTGAGGCGCTAGTAGATACGGGTGGCGGCGGCAATGTAGTCGTCACCGACTACGATCTTGACGGCAAGGTCTTGAACACGCAGACACAGGAATTTACCCAGGAAGGAATCATTCTTGGGTATAAGCCGGCGATGACCATCAATATCACGGCGACCAAGCCCGCACCGATCCCTGCGGGCACCGTAAGGGGTCCTGCGACCACCGGCATCTATGCGACGCCTGCGGGCGTACCCGCGCCCGGCGAGCCCGTGCATGGGTACCATCAGACCGGCCAGACGCCGACACCTGGGCAAACCCCGGCTCATGTAACTCAACCTGTGCCGCCCGCGCCGCACGCTTGAATTTAAGTGGGCGCAATCCCGGTAGGGACCGACTATCCCGGCAAAGGGTATCTAGGCTCGCCGGGAAGGGGTCCGACTATGGGCGCCAATGTGGGCGCCTCGGGTCGGGAAGTCTCTCCTATTCCTGGCGTTTTTGACGGCTCTAGCCCTTCGTCCTCCAAGACCGCGAAAACTAAAAAGCGCGATAACTCCTTGGAGCCCATGCGCCATCAAGGCCGTGGGCTCTTAAAAGTCATTTCCAACGATGAATTATTTTCCGCCGAGCAAAAATCCCGCGATCTATCCAAGGCCGATGATGAGGTTATCTCGGATCTGGCAAACCATATCCGGGAACGGTTTGAAAAAGCGGTCAGGCATCGGCGCGTTATTTCCATTGACGATGAATTGATTCGCGATATGCGGGCGTATTGCGGCCAGTACGATCCGGGGCAGTTGCAAGAAATAGAACGCTTCGGGGGCAGTGCGGTGTACTCCCGATTGATGGGCATGAAGTGCCGGGGAGCTACGGCGCTGCTTAGAAACGTGTACATGAATTCAGATCGCCCCTGGAGCTTGGAGCCCACCGCCGATCCCGTCGTACCCGATGAAATCGACCAGCATGTAGCGACCTTGGTTCACCAGGAAGTGTTATCGGCAAACCAACAAGGCAATATGGTGCCGCAGGATCAGATCCATGCGCGTCTGCATAATCTTTACGAAGCCGTTAAGCTTGCTGAGCGCCGCCGCGCCATTGACGATGCCAAGGATGCCGAAAAAAAGATAGATGAAATCTTGGAAGAAGGGGATTTTTATCCCGCCCTCTCGGAGTTTTTATCTGACCTTCCGGTCTACAAATTTGCGGTTCTCAAAGGCCCCATCACGCGCCGCACGACGAAGCTTAAATGGGACAAAAAGAAGAAAATGGAAGCGCACGAAAGCGCGAAATTCTTCTGGAGCCGGGTATCTCCCTGGGATATTTGGTTCTCTCCGGGGGCTACGCACATCGAAACCTCGGAAGTTTTCGAGCGCCAGCGGCTCTCGGTCATGGATTTGTATAACTTGATTGGTCTGCCCGGTTATCGGGAAGAAGATATCAGGGCTATTATCCAAGCGTACGAAGGCCGGGGTTTCAAAGAATGGATACAAATATTCGATACCGAGCGCGCTCTCCTGGAAGGCCGCAATAACGTTCTCGATGACACGTTTATCAACGCCATCGAGTATCACGGGTTTATTTTAGGGCGGTATCTACTAGAGTACAAAGTGCCCGGTGTGTCTGATCCCATGAAGCCGTATTTCATTACGGCCTGGATGGTGGATAAACGCATTTTCAAAGTGATGTTAAATCCGTCCCCCAGAATGCGAGTGCCGTATTATATAACCAGCTTCGACAAGTTGCCGGGAACACTCTATGGCAATGGGATACCGGCGTTGGCCAATGACTTAACCGATGTGATTAACGCGACCTTGCGCGCGTTGGTCAACAACATCGCGATGAGTTCAGGCCCGCAAGTCGTGTTCGATGATGAATTGATCTCGCCTAACCAGGATCGGGATCTGCGTCCCTGGAAAGCGTGGAGTTACACGGGCGATCCGAGTAACCCTAATCGGGTGCCGGTGAGTTTTTTCCAGCCGCAAAGTAATGCCCAGGAACTGATGGGCATCATAGATAAATTTTCAACGATGCTCGATGATGTATCGACCATCCCGAGA